CCTTCTGTTAAAATCAAAGTACATTGTTCAGACTTGCTTGTTCCAGCCCAAAGTGCATCTTCTAATTTTGGAATATATACTTTGTTTTTCTTTGAACCATCTGTTTTTTTAGCAATATCGATTGTTTCTTTGAGTTTATGATATTGAACAATTTCATCAATGATTTGTGATTTCCAAAGTTTATCAATAAATTTATCATTTATATCAATTTTACAACCAAAGTCTTTAACTTGAGTTGTTAAATATTCTTTTGTCTGTGAATTAAATTGTGGATTGGCAACTGTTGCGCGTAGAAATAAAAACATTCTTTCACGGATCATTGCAGGTTTAATATCTTTTAATTTCTTTTTTGTTTCTAAAAGTGTTTTTAATTTATTAACTATTTGATACATAATATGATCAACGTGTTTACCACCATTAAAAGTTGCATTGCCATTTACAAAAGACACTTGTTCAAATTGAGAATAAGGCACGATAATATATTCCCAAATAAATTCATTTTTACCAACTTTTTGAAGATGTAAGTCATGATAAATTTTATTAGAATCTTCCTCATTAAAGAAATATTTTACATAATCTATAAGACCTTTACCTTTTAATTTTTCACCATTTAAAAATACACTTACATTTTTGTTTGTGCAAGCTATACAATCGTATACTCTTTTTGTTAATAAAGAAATAGTATCGTTATCTAATTTTTTCATTCCAAATTTTGTATAGTCTGGTAAAAATGTAATTTTTGTATAACTTTTCCCGGTGTTTTTTGTTACTTTTGGTTTAGACTTATTTTCTAAACCATCTGTGTATTCTTGAATAAATTTAAGTCCGTTTTCAGAATCTATAGTTTCAACTATAAACTTTTTTGAAAAAATATTTGTTAACTTTGATCCCAGTCCATTTGTACCTGCGCCAGTTCTTTGTTCTTTATCATCATAATTACTACCAGATAACAAATGACCAAATATAAGTTCTGGCACATAAATATTATGTTCTTTATGTATAACTACAGGAATGCCAGTTCCATTATTCCATACACTAATTTCTCCAGTTTTTTGATCGAAATCTACTTTAATAGTTGTTACTGTAGAATCTCGTGCTGCATGATCAGTTGCATTAGTTAATACTTCGTCAAATATTTTAAGAAAAGCAGGCGTATAAGAAACAAATTTTTTTACCATTTTACCCAAAGTATTATCCCAACACCATTGTTCTTCGTGTGTATTTTTTATATCACCGATATACATCCCAGGTCTTTTTTTCACATGTTCTAATTGTGTAAGTTTTTGATATTTTTCTTCAATGGTCTTTTCATTTGATTTTTTAACCATTATAATAAACTACTGTATATTTTTTTAAATTAGAAAAAATTTTCAATTTTAATTTATTTAATTTAATAACATTAATTTGACATAGAGTTAGTTAATTATCATTAATTTTTTTATAGGTGATATTTAAGAAGTAACGAAGTAATGCCAAAAGAAATTTTGAATAATAAAATAATATATCAAAATATATATGGTAGAATAGCACAGTTTGATGACTTTTTAGACCAAGGTGTTTCTACAGGTGATTCTCCGGAATTTTTTGATTTACGTTTAAGAGGAAATGCTACAATAGATGGAAATTTATATGTAGAAGGAAATACAACATTAATTAATTCAAATGTCATAGAATTTGAAGATAATATTATTTTAATAAACAGATTAGAAACAGGCGCTGGTGTTACATTAAATCAATCTGGATTCGAAATAGAGAGAGGTTCTCTTGAAAATTACAGATTTATATTTAATGAATTAGATGACACATTCAAAATTGGTGTAATCAGTAATTTACAAGCTGTTGCAACAAGAGAAGATTCTCCTTTAGCCAATGGTATAATGACATGGAACAATAATACTAAAAGATTGGATTCGGTTAATTCAATTAATTTAAATACAACTTTTGCATCTACAACAAATTCAACAAGTAGTACAAGTGGTTCGTTAATTACTTTAGGTGGATTAGGTATTAAAAAGGATTTATATATAGATGGAGAATTAAATTTAGTAGGAAGTAATGTAAATAATAACAGTAAAATATTTACAAATACAACATCTAATATTTTAACAATTCAAAGTTCACAAGATATAAATTTAACACCACAAACAAAAATACGAATTCCATTTGACAAACCAATTATTTTTGGAAACGATAATCAAAGTATTGTTGCAAATTTATCAACAAATGATATAAATATAGCAAGTAGCGGTCATATAAAATTTAATTTGCCTTTTGGAAAAAGAATAGATGTTCCTAATTTAATTCCAATTACATTTTCAACACAAGATGAAAAAATATTTGCGAATGGTTTAAATAATATGGTTATAACTGGAAGTGAACATATAGAATTAACACCAGGGTCTGGTAAAAGTATAATAGTACCAGTAGATATACCAATTACATTTTATAATAATACTCAAAAAATTTTATCAAATTTATTAAATGATTTAAATATACATGCTGGAAATAATATTTATTTGAATCCTGGTGCAAATTTAAATGTACAAATACCATATAATAATTTTTTGAAATTTGGAAATGGTGGTAATCAGACAATAAAAAGCGATACATCTAATATTCTCACAATAACAAGCGATAATGATATAAGACTAAATCCAAGTACATATATAAAGATTCCAACAAATATACCTATTGCATTAGGAAATGGTTATTCAGAAACAATAAGTGGAGATACATTTGGAAATTTAATTATAAGTGCAAATTCGAAACTTAAAGTAAATCCTCAAGTAGAATTTTTAAATACTACAAATTCAACAACATATGCCAATGGATCTATTATTGTATATGGTGGTGTTGGAATAGACAAAAATGTAAATGTAGGTGGTAATGTTCAAATTTCTGGAAATTTAACAGTTCAAGGAACTACAACTACAGTTAATAGTGAAATCGTTACTTTAAAGGATAATTTGCTTGTTATAAATAGTGAACCAACAAGTGAAATAGATGGAGGTATATTAATAAAAAGATTTAATGATGGATCTATGAATAATTATGCAGGTATATATTATAGAGAAGCCACAGATGAAATGACATTTGCATATACAATGGGAGATCCTGGAATTGGAAATATCACAATAAAAGATTATATACCATTAAGAGCAGATAAATTATATATTCAAAATACACAAGATGCAATAGATATAAGCAATGGAAGTATAATTTCACAAGGAGGTGCAAGTTTGAAAAAATCATTAATAGTAGGAGGTGGAATAACAGCTGGTTCTATTAATATAACAGGCGCTTCTTATATAAAAGGTTTTACAAGTGATTCAAGTATAATAACATCCATGACATCTAGTAATTTAAGAATAACAAATGAATTACTATTAGATTCTACATTAGATGTAATAACTGCAACAACTGCTAGTTTTGTATTAAATGGAGGAATGTCTTTAATTAAAAGTTTATGGGTAGGTTCAAAAGTTAGATTTTTTGATACAACTCCATCAAATTCTTTAACAACTGGAAATTTACTAATGGCAGGTGGAATTTCTATACAAACAACACAAAATGCAGAAAGTATTACATCTGGTGGTGGAATAACAATTGCTGGAGGTGCAAGTATAGGAAAAGATGTTTTTATCGGTGGACAAATAGATGTTAATTCTATAAACATAAATTCAAATAATAATAATTCATTGGAAACAAATGGTGGGATCAAAATAAATTCTACTCAAAATTCAGAAAGTATAACTAATGGTGGCGCTTTAACTATAGACGGAGGTACGTCAATAAAAAAAGACTTATATGTAGGTGGTAATGTTACAATAGAAGGCGGTACATTATTGATAGATAATATAGAAATAGATAATTTATTAGAATATTCAGGAGGTGGTGGTATATATACTATAAGAAATACTACTGGTAATATTCAATGGTATTATTTAGGACAATTAAATCAAAATTCTGGTTTAAATTATTTTGATTGTGAAATATCAAATAGTATAAACGATAATGAAAGTGAAAAAATTTATAATTTAAAGACTATTATTTCAATTAAGGATACATCTGTTTCATTTCAAAAAAGTCATTTGGGTAATTTAAGTTACGACGATGAAAATAAGGGAGATATATATTTATATAAAGAACCAAATCCTATAAATAATTATCATATTTTTTATAAAATGTGTCAGGAAAGTGTTTCAACATTAAGGATTCTTCATAAAACTGATACAAGAATAAATATAATAAATGAAGGAACTTCAAATGAACCAAATGGAAATACAAGTAATTATAATATAAATTGGATATTGATAGATTCAAGTAATAAAGAAGGTAATCTAACTTATGATATAGGTAATTTCATTTCTAATGGTGAAAGTTGTAAATTAGCTGATCCTTTACCTATAATTGGAAATAATACAGAATATATAGGAAACGAATCAAGTAGTAGAGATATAGGACTACTCTTTCAAAGATATCAAAAATCAAATGATATTGGAGAGGGAGATATTGTTGAAGATGTACCTAATTTCACTGATACAATTCCTGATCAATCTACGGCTTCACCCACGCAAATAAAATTAAGTAATGCAGCAAATAGTAATAATGATTATTATAAAGGGTGGTGGATAAAAATCAATTCTGGTTCTAATTTAGATCAAGTTAGAAGAATTGTATCTTATAATGGGTCTTTAAGAATAGCCGAGATAGATAAACCTTGGACTACACAAAATCCTGGAAATGCTACAAATATAAGTTTATATAATTTTGCATATTATTCTATAGTATTTGAAGAACAAAGTAAGAAAGTTAAATTTATAATAACATCTTCCAAATCCAAGAATTTAAATAAAATAGATTATATATCAATTGATGGAAAATCAATAACATTATATGATACAACCTCATCGTTAAATTCTTCAACTGGAACAATATTAACATATGGAGGTATAACTATTAATAATACGAATAACGCAACATCAAGTACAAGCGGTGGAACTTTTACAACATTAGGTGGTGGATGTATTAAAAAGAACTTATACGTTGGAGAAAATATAGGTATTGGAGATTCTGATTTTACAATAGATGAATCTTTACATATTAAACAACAACGAAGCAATATAAAGTTAGAAAATGAATCAAATGAATACTCTTATATAGATTTTGAGGAAACTGGAAACAATAGTCGTTTTGGAATAATGTCAAAAATATCAGCTGAAATGTTGAATTTTACATATAATACAATTAGCGAAACGCCTAATAATAGTAATAGTGCTTTAACAATAATGAATAATGGAAATATAGGTATCAATACAACCGATAATATAAATTCTACACTTACATTTAAAAAAGATTCTATAATATCATTGACTGAAAACAATGGTTATATAGCGATATTAGCAGGTTCTGGAAATAATATTTCAAATAATTCTACAACTGGATCAAGTATAATATTATATGGTTCTGATAATTCAGGAGATATAGTTATGAATACAGGTACACTTGGTAACTTTAGTATATATACACAAGATGTGAAAAATTTTAATTTAGACAAGGATGGAATTGTAAATATATATTCTACAAAAAATTCTTTAAATGCTACATCAGGTGCGTTTTGTGTAAAAGGAGGTATTTCTATCCAATCAAGTCAGAATTCTATATCTTATACAAGTGGTGGAGCTTTAACAGTTGGTGGAGGTGTATCTATTAAAAAAGATACATATATAGAAGGTGATTTATATGTAAAGGGAAATATTACATATGACACGTTGGTAGATTCAAGTATTGTATTTTCTGATTTTGTAAATTGTACATTAAATACATATGGTAATAATTCTATAAGTAGAAATGGTACACAGGTATTATTGGCATTTTATGTAGAATTATATCCTATAAATTCAAGTCAAAATTGTCAAGTAGAATTTGAATTACCCGAAAAAATAAATAATTTAAATAATAGAATGGATTTAATAGCGACATGTAATGGTTATAGTGATAATACAGAATTGATTCCTTTATTTAATACATTATGTGTAGGTAAACCTGGTTCAAATAAAGGAATAATAAAATTTCAAAGTAATTCTTTGAATTTACATTATATTAGTATAATTTGTAAGTATAATTTGTAAGTTAGTCCTTTTTTAAAAGTTTATGCATTGATTCATTTTCTATAGATTTTGTTAAAGTTTCTATATTAAAAAATAGATCTATTTGTTTGATAAGAGAAACACATACTTGTCTTTTTTCAGGTACAACAGGAAATATTAGTATTTCAGGAACTTCATCTGCCGCAATGATTTCAGCAGTTAATATTAGTATTTCGGGGACAACTGCATCAACAATGTTTACAGGAAGTAATCTTGGTGTTACTACTATTAGCGCTGGAACATTGGTTGGAACAACTATTACAGGAAGTAATCTTGGTGTTATTCTTTTCTTTTTTCATAATTATATATTTAATATAAACTTATATAATTAATTATTCAATTTTTATAGAATTAAAAACATTAGATGATAGATCATATTGAAACAATTCAACTTTATTGTTTAAAAGAATTTCATGTGAAATTTTATCTAATTCTGGTGAATAGTTATGAATAAAAACTACTTTTTTTATTTTACATTGTAAAATTTTTTTGACACATCCTATACAAGGACTTAAAGTTACATATAAAGTCGAATTTTCTAATTCGTTTTTAGATACATATAAAAGTGCATTTTCTTCAGCATGAATACACATACATAAATCTAAATTATTACCTGGTTGTATTTTATTATTAGAACATCTTAGACATCCTCCTTCAAAACAATTTAATGTATTTTGTGGAGTGCCATTATAACCCAAAGATAAAATTCTATTATCTTTTACAATAATACATCCTACTTGTCTTTTTATACAATTACTTCTTTTGCTTGTTAGATCTGTTATTTTAATAAAATATTCATCCCAAGATGGTCTAAAAAACATTATTATAAAATTTTAAATTATAATAAAGTAAATTTTAAATTATTATTTTAATAAAAATCTAATTTTATTTATTAGTTGATCCAAATCCTCCAGACCCACGAGATGTATTTCGTAATTTTGAAACTAATTTAAAAGACACATTTGATAAGTCAGAATTAACTAATTGTACATATCTTTCACCTCTTTTTAACAAGAATATTTCAGATGAAGTATTCATAAATGGTGCTTTAAGTGATCCTACATAACTTTTATCAATTAATCCAATTGAATTTTTCATTATC